CCCTGTCATCGGCGGGCGTATGGCAAAAGACCATTATCAAGACAATTTCCGCAAGGGAGGTTTTGTCAATAACGGGTTGCAAAAGTGGGCTGTTACCAAGCGGCAGAGGTCGGGGACAGGATCGGCAGCGGCGCAGTATGGACCGCTACTCTCTGGGCGTAATCACCTATTCGGGTCTATAAAATATGTGCCGGGAGACTATAGAGTGAAGATTGCCAATGAGGTGCCATACGCTGCAATACACAATGAGGGTGGCACCGCCACTCCGACCGTAACGCCCAAGATGCGACGCTTTGCATGGGCCATGTATTACAAGGCGGCAGGAAAGAAAAAGGGCAAGAAGAAAACAAAGGAAGCCGGTACGCAGGAAAATGCTGCGGCAGGGGTATGGAAAGCCCTTGCACTGACCAAAAAGCAGAAACTAAGTATCAAAATACCCAAGCGTAAATTCCTTGGAGAAAGTGCGGAACTCACTAAGGATATCAATGATAAGATAGAACAGCTAATTACAAAAATTCTAAAAACCTAAAAAATGGAACAAATACTTATTTCAATCCTTGAACTCATTACAAAAAAAATACCTGACCTTTCGATCGTAGACGAGGACTACGGACAGCTTGAGACAGAAGAAGATACTTATCCTGTCACTTTTCCTTGTGTTCTGATAGGCAATATAGAAGCAGACTGGGAAGATATAGGATTAGGTGCACAGAAAGGGATAGTAACATTTACAGCCAGACTTGCCATAGACTGCTATGATGATACTCACATAAAGTCCGGTACTACAGAGAAAGTTGCCAAACGTCTACAAATGGCAAACCATCTTTACATAACGCTACAAGATTCAGTACATAGCAACAGCATGGGACCAATTTATAGAACAAAAAGCCGTTGTTACTCTCTCCCTGGCATGATAAAAGTCTATGAATATGTCTTTCAGTTTGAATTGCACGATAGTTCTGCAGATGATATTTAAAGCAAAAGGTAAAAGGCCTATGAAACCTTTTACCTTTTTATTTTCCCCGAAGCTTTCTTTTTACTTTTACTTCTGAAAAAGTTCTAACTGCCTTGCGGTTAGATGTGGCATCCTTACCTTGGGAACTGGTAACACATGAAGATCTTTAATCTCACTGCACTTGCGACGAATAATGCTCATTATTCTTTCTTCACTAATGAAGAACTCCTGTTTTGATAGGATGCGAAGAGCATCATCAAAACGAAGCCGCTTTTCTTCTGTCCAATAGTAGTAACGACGACACAAAGCAGTGTCACGCAGTTCTATCAGTTCTTTATTTCTTCCTTTCCCCATATTTGCAAAATTAGTAAACAATTGACTTATTTGCAAGTGTTTCCATCAATTATTAATCAACGAAAAGCCACCCAACAGTCTGTTAGTACATACCGCTGGATGGTTTTTTATCGAAAAGAGATTCTTACATTCTGCAGAAACTTGGCTCAATACGCTCCCAAACATTTGTTTTTGGATTCTTTTTATAGAAATAGTAGTTCACAGCGTTCTTTTGCACCACATTTGCCTCTTTGAAGAGGTTCATGATTTCGGAGTATTCGCCATCAAATTTGGCTTCCAAGTCGTAGAGCTTAGAGATACTCTTGTAATCAAGGTCGCCAGCCTTGTTACGCTCCAGCAAAGTCATCGCCATCTGATACATAGGATCGTCAGAGCCTTTTTCGCTTTTTTTCATATAACGCTTCAAATAGTCGATAAGACGCTCGGCTGCAAGATCAGCACGTTCGTCAAAGCCTTTCACATTGTTACTTGATATTTCTATGCGAAAATCGCCATCAGTAACAGTATAGCTACGCTGGTCGCTCTTGCGCACCTGCCCGTAGTCCTTCATGATTGCTACGAACCCCTCAACCTCCTGAGCAAGCCACTCCTTAAAGAGCCCTACTGCGTTCGTGATTTCCACCACATTCTCCTCCACCTCCTTCATAAAGGAAGCACGCAGTCCTTCGTAAGTTTCACGTCGCTCAATGCGATTCTGCTTTTCCTCTTTCTGTAACTCAGCCAGCAATGTTGCTCGCTCTTCCGCACTCAAATTCTTAATGTTTACTGTGTCCATATTGTTCTTTTTTGAATCAATTATAATTATTCTTCACTTCGTGACCAGTTAAGCTGCTGGCGCTCATCCTCAATCTCAAAAGAGAGCTGCTCAAGGCAGTTGTCGTATTCCTCTTCACCCATGCCCTTCGTGAGGGTATGGAGGTGATCCATCATTTGCTTTACAAATTCTCTTGGTGTCATTTTTTTAATTTTCTATATTATTTATCGGAATATAGACAAACGAGATCGTATTCCTATATTCTTCTTGTGAGGGCTTTAGTTTTAGCCCACCTTTGCGCTTGATTGTCCTCAGTTTTACGGAGAGTTCTTCAAGTTCCTCAATACTGATATTCCTAAAAGGCTTGCCGGCAAGACGAGGATTCATGCAGAAGTTGTCAACTCGTGCCCAGTCTGTTGTATCGACACCAAGCTGCTGCATCAGCTTCAGGCACACGCTGCGCTTTCGGCGGAGTTCCTTTCGGATTGCCTCTCTGCGCTCGTCAAAACCTACCACTCGTTCCATATCGTTGCACATCGTATCGTACTCCTGTATGGATGTCTCGTGCAGGTGGACCGTCCGACCGTGGGTATATTGTTCCACAAGGTTTTCTTTGTCTGCTTTTGGCAACTGCTTTAAGAGCGCGTAAAACCGCGCGTAGTTTCGCTCTGCTCCCATAATTCCTCCTTCCATTTTTTATAGTTTGTACGGGCTTTTGTTACTGCATCTGTCAAGCTACCTCTCACATCATCGATGTCAAACAACGGGACACCGCTAACACTCACATAAAGCCGACCCTGAAACTCCATCACCTGTACGGATTCGCGGGCTGTGGCATCAAGCACAGCTGCATAATGGGCGCGTCGACGAGCGACACGACCAGACTGCCAAGTACTAAAAACTTGTTTGATTCTTTCTAAAATTCTCTTCATGATTTTATTATTTTAGTTATACGCTTTCTTCTGCTTTCCTCTCGATTGTTACCACGGCATCGAGCTTACCGCTGCCTCCACAGATTGGGCAGTATTCTTTTTCTGATTGACCCTTGTAATTACAACCGACGAAGTAACCATTTCCCTGGCAATACTCGCAATCATGCCCCTTACTCACAATCCTCTCCTCCGTTGTCTTCACACTGGGAGGGCGCAACTCTATCCGTCTTGCTATTTTGCTCATAACTATCGTATTTCTAATTGTACATTAAAATGATATTCCTTGCATAATCGCTTCACCTGGGTAACATTAAAAGGCTCTTGGTCAAAGGCAAAGAAAATTGTTCGTTCTCGTGTCTGAACTCGCACGCCCTTCTTACGTAGCCTATACAGTAGATTGTCGCGTATTTTTGCCATAGCCTTACTCTTTAGGTTTGTCTCCCCAGTAGATGTTTGCGCGCTCTTCCCAAATGGTATAATAGCCCAGGTTTCCAAAATACCGTCCTTTGCTGATGGCCCGATAACCCTCCACCCAGATCTTCAATGCCGCATCATACATCACGCTTACCGCCGTACGTCCTGCTGGCTTATTGCCATCAGCCTGACTTATAAAGATGAGCAGTTTGTCCCTGTGTCGGTCTTTGAAGTCCTGGTAGTCCTTGAAACTCATCTGTGTGTACTGGAAGCTGTCTATCACAACAATATCGGGACTCTTGCGCCTGCTCAGCCGTGCGTCCAGTTCCTCCATGCCCTCACAGAGCAGTACGAACCGTCTCGCCACATCCTGCATGCCGGCTTTCATGAGGGCGTTCTTCATCGTCAGCGAGAAGCCTTCCTCCAAGCTGTCGTAAGCGACCTTGCCGTACTTTGCTAACTCTTTACAGAGCTTCATGGTAAAACTCGTCTTACCGCTTCCACTGCGTCCCCAGATAAACCAGACACCGTCACGTTCTGGCGAACCGAAAGCATCAGCCCAAACTCCCTCAAAAGGATAGGTTTCTTTTTTCATACGTAGCATATCTATTACTGACATTGCCCTGTTCATTTTTCTGCTGTTTTATGGCTATTCAAACGCTGCTTGATCGCTGTTTGAGCAGCCATCAGTTTAATCCTATGAATACTCTTTTTCACACGCCGTAAATCAAACTCGTATTCCTCCGAATCTCTCACTACCTCTGATATTCGTGCTTTATCTGTCACACCATTTGCCATACATACGGCGTAGACATCATGAGCGTCCGTGCGCTCCAAGTCAAAGAACTTGCGACCAATACGCGAGTGAATCTCATTGTAGCCGCACTTGTTGTAACGCAGGCCCATTGACATGCGGCGCTTGATATAGCTCGTAGAGAAAAAGACGATACCACACTTGTCCTCTAATCGGTTATACAGGTCGATGAAATAATGAAACACGCGCTCTGGAAGTTTGTCCGCCTCGTCAAAAAGTAACAGTGGTGCTTCCATCTGAATAAGGTCGTCAATAATTCGGTCGAGCAACTCTCTGATGCTGTAACCTTCTGTTCTCTGACCAATACGACGTGCAATCTCGCGGATAAAGTCGCTTTTCTTCATATCTTCTGAACAGAGGATATAAAACACCTCATTATGGTCATTGGCATAAAGCTTAGCAGTAGTTGTTTTGCCACATCCTGCTTCGCCTACAACCCACGTAACATTTCTGACAGACTGAGCGTCAGTCATGGCAAACACCATTTCCTGAAAAGATTTTGTCTCTACGACCTGCCAGTCTGTTCCAGTACTTGTCCCAAGCTGTGATGCAAGATTGCGCCACATCTCGTCCGAAATATTCTCCCACTTACCCTGCAGAATACTACTTATCGTCGCACTGCTCGTCCCTGTAAGACTCTGTGCTGCCTTATTCTGGCTGGGATACTTGGAAACGTATTGTTTCAAACTGGCCTGTATCTGTATCTTTTCGTTTTGTGTCAACTTGCTCATAAAACATTTATTTAGTCATTTTTTTCTTTATAATTTTCCAGCAACAGAGGCTATATCAACTACAGTATTCTCAACCGTCGACCAATCTTCAAGGCTCACCTGTTTAGCCTTGCGACCAATCTTATACTCCTCAGCTGGACGGCTGTAGATTCCTGTACGGCGATCTATCTGTCTGCGTTCGGCTGCTGTCATGCCTTTTGGCTTGGGACTGCGTAGTCCGTGCTGTTCTGGCAACACGCCGTGGGCTTTCTCGATCTCCCGTCCTGCCACCGTGCGCTCTATGCGGTCCGCGGTGTTGGCCGCCTGTTCCTGACGAATGAAAGCGGCCTCGCCCTCTGTCTGCTCCTGTATGGCACGATGTACCACCAGGTAAGGCTCTGCCACACGCTCGAAGCGCAGACTGCCGTCGGTTTCTTTCTTATAGAGCCGTATGCTGCCGAAATCGTAAGGGTCGTATTTCACCACAAAACGCTCGTAGGTGTGCAGCCTGCGCCACTCATGGTCGGGAACACCAGGTGGACCCATCACATCGTACTGCCGCTTCTGTCCCTTGATG